CTGCCTCAAACTGCATTTCTGTGTTTGTTGTTGCCACCGTCTGACGCCATTTGGCATTAGCCAGATCCAAATTATACTGCATGTTGGCGTAAAACTCTTGGCGTGATTGCTCTAATCTTGCGTTAAACTCTCGCCCGTCATTAATTTCACCAGCATTGAACTTTTTCATCTGATTGATCTGCTCAGAGTTCTGCATGGATATCTGTGCATTCATATTATCGTAATATTTCTGCATATCGTTGGACTGTTCTGCCCCAAACAATCGGGCAGCATTAATTGCAGCCTGATCATTAAACAGGGCATCAACCATTGCCTGAGTATTTACAACTTCTGCCTGTTGCTCATTGGTCAGGTTAGCCATGTCCATTTGTAAGAACGATTTAGCATTCTGTACCGCTGCGGCCTGTCGAGCATCTAAATTAGCTACTTCAAAGTTTGCAAGGACACTGGCCTTATTGACGATGGCCTGTTGGCGGTTATCTAGGTTCTTTGTAGTTAAGGTCTGAAAGAAAGGCGGCTTCTTTTTCCGCAATACCCAAGGTGGCTTCCATGATTGCATTAGACATGGCGGCAGTCTGTGCTGTCCCAGAAATACCTGAGAATGCCATAGTCTTTGCAACATCACGGGAAAGTGCTTGCGCCCATGTGGGGATAATTGGTTCCCCCTTTGAATTTTTAAATTCGGCAGAGATAATTTCCATCTGCCCTAAGATAGTTGCCTTGCTATCTGTGTAGTTCCCTTGCCCTAATTTATCTGCAAGGAGCTTACCTCCAACTGTAGACGTATCAATAATCATACTAATGTCTTGGGCAGCAAAATCGTTTAGTGCTTCTCCTGTGACACTTCGTGTGCCATCCGCATTAACGCCTGTCGCAGCGCCCTGCATATCGATCTGTTCAGCATCTACCAGGTTCTCATCACGGATATTACCTATAGCTGCATCAACCGTGGTTTCATCCGTTCCTAGTTGGTTTGCGGTAGTACTAGCATCATAAGTTTCTGCCCCTGGGTTCGCCGTACTATCGACTGTAGAAGTATCACCCACGGTGCTGATATTTACCGCAGGATTTTCTCCTAACAGATAGTTAGGACTATTAGGATCTAATAGTGTACCCGCTGTTGCTGGATCTAAATTAGGAACTTTATCTACTAAAGTTGCACCATTTGCTTTTAACCATCCCGCAGGATCATCGATGATAGCTTGGATCTGCTCGTTACTCGCAGCCATACCTGCTTCTTGGGCCATCTTAACAATTGTTTCAGCGCCCGTAGATGCGGCGGCACTACCATCCCCTGGATTAGCATTATCCGCAGCTTCCTGCATAACCGCATCAGCTTCGTCATCCTTACCTTGATCACGAAGATCTTGAGCCATCTCTGCGTATCGGGTTTTAGATTTATCGTATCCTTCATCTCCAGGGTATTTACCGTTTACATCCTGCGATAATTTATCAACAACCTTACCGCCTACGACATCAACCTCATACGGCATACCTAGGAAGTTGTACGAGTAAGACATTCCTCCTTCACCTGTTTTAGTGTAGACTTGCTGACCCTCAATAACCTTCTTACCATCAACTTCTGGGTCAATACCCGCTGCCCAGCCAGAAATCTTACCGATAACACTGAAAGGGTTAGCAAACCCTAGGAGCTTGTTAACTCCAGTGGAGCTAGGAGCAGTACCTTTAGGTACAAAGTCGTTGTTCTTAGTGCCTGAAATGTTATCGGAATTACTGGTGGTGTCGTTTGCAGAACCTGTGTATCCCTTACCATTATTGTCAGAGGAAGTCCCAAAGCTACCATCAGAGTTTTGCTGAACCACCGTACCTGCATTACTACCACTGTCATACGTCAATGTACCGCCTACATAAGAAGCCCCATCGTTAGGAGTAAACGTATTAGCCACACTCTCCGTAAAGCTATTACCACCGCCAAAATTATCTGCCCAAAAATCGCCCATCAGATCTTATCCTTTTCCTCATTACATCTACGGATACGATCACGAAGGTAGATGTAGTTTTTGACAGCCTCATCGATTGCCGTAGCCTCGGCAGGGAAGACTTTCTAATTCGTCAGGCTAATTGGTTGTTGAACCGCTCATCGTACTGCGCAATTTGAGGGCAGTAGATTTCAAGCTGGGTTCTATAGACCGTTCGAGCGCAGCCTGTCAGTAACAGACTTGCGGTCAGTAAGAGTATCACTCTCATTTTCAGACATCGCCTTATAAAAATCAGACGCCTTTTTCTGCGCCTGTAGTTCATCCGTTAGAACTTTGTTCTTTTCTTTTGCCCGCCCTTTGATCTGCCCGAAGACGTAGATAATGGGCAGGGCCAATGCTAAAGTGGCAATGATGTACATCTTAATTTTACCAAAGATGAACACTAGTGGACGCCTTCTTTATTATCTTTAAACGAGCGTATGCTGCCAAAGCGATACCGCCGATTGCACACACCAAGAAGATTGTTTTTAGCATAGGGGCGTAAGCTACCAGACCTTGTATCTGCCCTGCTACTTCATTCATTGCGGTGGCTGCACCAGCGATCCCTGCACCCAGCCATTGTCTTTGACTTAGCAAGCGATTTAGGAGCTTCTGCGGTAGGTTTCTGAGCATCTGTGGCCCACCTTCATCAGAAGGTAGTTGTGCATCACGGGAGAAGATAGCGGCCTCTGCGGTGCGGCGGCGGGTTAGACCACGAAGCGGCGTTAGTTTGCCATCGACACGGGCTTTGTTCCAGCGCATAATCTGTTCAGGGCATTCGTCGTATTTTCCAGAGTTCAGACGCTTCAGCAAGGTTGATGTTCTGAACGCACCACCGCCTAAATTGAATACGAATGAGGTAAGGGAATCGTACTGTGATTGCGTCAAAGGTACATTAACGTACTTCTTAACAATCTTACCGTGTTCCTCTAGGTCTTCGATCAGGCGCATTTCGGAGTACTCTTTAGTCCACTTAACTCCAGAGCGTACCCCTTTGGTCGCCCCAAATCCGCAAGTCCACTTTCCTGCGGGACAGCGATAGGCGTGTACCATCCCATCGTCTTTTAATTTGTGCAGACCCTCGAACTTTTTAACTAGTTCGACGCAGTCTTTTGATACTGTTGCTGGATGCATAATTTATCCTGTTTGTGTGAATGGAGAGGCAAAGCCACTTGCTCGGCCCTGTAAGTCGCTCAACTCTTGGAGAGAGGTGCGAATGTTAATTGACGTTCCGCCCATTGATCGACCAGTGACATCAAATTTGTTGAGTAGCAGGTTGCCAGTGCGATCAACTGAGCGGTTTGTTGTGCCGCCATCTGCGTCAATGCTACTCGCAATAAGTTGACCACCATCATCAAATGAAGCGCCTAGTTGGCTAAACTTAGTACGCATTGCAGGTTCTAGATTTGTTAGGCGGGAAGCTGATCTAGCCTGATCACGGGCCTGTGTAATCTGTGAAGCATCCAGACCAGCTAGACCTTCAGCAAACTGTTCTTCCAAACCTACGGAGCGTTCTTGTATTTCAGTAGTCAAATCTTCCTGACCAGTTTGAAGTGCCTGTGAATAATCACCGATATCTTCCCGCAGCTTCTCAGATTGATTGGCTTGTGCTTGAAAAATATCATTGCGAGAGTTGGTTGCTAATTTCTGATCTTGCCCGTAGCGGTCAGTGTAATCATCAAAGCTGCTTATAAATTGATCCTGCCCCTGTTGCAGGGCTTCCTGATTTTGCATAGATTGGGCTGCATAAATATCGGCAGTGTCAGACATATTATCTAGATTTGTTTGCATATTAGCCTGACCGCCCAAGACGTTAGCCTGAGTTTGCGTCATCTGGTCTGAAGTGTTTGCAAATCCTTGATCCATAGCTTGACCAGCGGCAGCAAAGCTTGCGTCTGCTTGGGCAGCATTAGCTGTGCGATTAGCCTGTGCATCAGTAAAGCCCTGTGCCTGATCAACAAATCCTTGATCGACTGTGCCTTGCAGATTGCTAGTGGCTTGATCAACCGTATCAAAGCGGTTTCCCATGTCCTGAAAGCCAGCGGTCTGGCCTTGACTTAGGTTGCTGAATTGCTGTTGTGACGCAGTATTATACTGGCCCAGCAAGTCCTCAATGGAAGCAAAACCTGTATTCACGTTAGATTTAATCTGACCAGTGTCGGCTAAGATGTTGCCAGTGTCACCTAGTACGTTTGAAAAACCTGCATCCATTGCCGCTGACTTAGCTAGATCGGAAGTATCGATGGTAGGTGCGGGTGCTGCAACTGGAGGAGGTGCTGTAGTTGCGGTTGATGTAGCGCCAATATCCCCATCGGCATTCATACCCGTAGTATCGGCAGCTAGACCTGTACCTGTAGTTACGGCAGTCGATGCGGGAGTCGCTGCGGGAGTACCGCCACCGCCACCTTTAAATACAATAAGTCCTGAACTTCGTGGGTTTAGATGGCGCATTATTGGGTTTAACAGCATTCTATATCTCCTGGTCAAAAACGTAGTAGAGCGTCTTAAAGCTATTCCCGCTTCTACTTTTGAGGGGTTTCAACTTACGTTCCCAACCCTTGCGGCCCCAGACTTGCAAAGACTTGCAGCCGTTGTGTTTCGCAAAATCTTCTAGATTATGGAACTGATCCTTCATGTTGCGCACCGTATTATCGACAGAAGTGAGGCAAACAATGTGAAGGTGTTTGGTGTTTTCCGTGACTATAATTTTTGTCACCGTCACACATGATAGTTTTTCATTGTGGTCTACTGTAGCCCAAATCTGAGCTTGATTGTTTAGTGCTAATTTGCAGATGTCGAATGAGGTTAGTTCGCCTATACCGTGGGCTAAAGCTCTATCAATATGCGGCTCTAATACCGTCCAATATCGTATTACATTTTGAGCTGTTAAGACGAACGACCTGTACTTAGCAGGAGTATCGTTCATTGTGTGTGGTTATACCTAGTTTAACAATATCACAATTGTAGCACTTAGTTAAGGCATTAGCAAGGGATAATTAAACAACCCTTACCTTCAAATTCTGTGCTGCATTAGATGTAACCCTAACCGTTGTGCTGTCAGGGAAATCATAATCATAGTCAGTACCTAACACCGCACCTTGATTGAGTGACGCTGCATCGTAGTTGATTGTCACACCATCTGCCGTTGGGGTTGAAGCTGATGCAGTATCCATGCGCAGAGCAATAGCCAGATCAAGCGTATCACCTAGCGTGTAGTGATTAGGGTCAGTCACTGCGTCTAGCTGCGTCTTGTCCATGCGGTTAAACGCTTGTGCGCCTAGAGCTTCTTGGAGGGTGTAGAGTTCATCGTTTGTTGTACCATTTACCCATGTTGCGCCTGTACCGTATTCTGAAAATGCGGTAGAAAATTGATAGGCTTTATTACCTGAGCGAGAGTGCGCCCATACCTTAGTTCCGTTTGCTACAAAACTAAAACCTTCAAAATTATAATCATTAGTTGTTTGGAAAGATAAAAAATTATTACTGTAAGTAGCAGTACTTACATCCCATGCAGTAGACAAATTATATTCGTATATCCCTGCCCAAGGTGCAGACGTATTACCATTTGTATCATCACTGATAAACATTTTAGTACCAGTAGGATTAAATTGTACGGCTCTAGGTACTGACGCTTGAGGTGTTACAGTAAAGCTCTGACTTGCATAAGAAGCTGTACTTAAATCCCATGCTGTAGATAAATTGTATTTATAAACTGTTTCTGAAGAATACCCTATTATATAAAAAGCAGTACCATCGTCCTTAAAGGTTATACTTGTAGGGAAAGTTTCTTGACCATTTACGCTGAAATTTACGTTTGTATAAGAAGCAGTTGAAACATCCCATGCTGTAGATAACGTATATTGAAAAACAGCGTTTGTTTGATAACCTACAACAAACATTTTTGTACCATCAGGTTTAAAATGTATTCCAGTTGGGGAATTGTCGGTAACATTAAAATTCTTACTTTCATAAGAAGCTGTAGTAATGTCATTCGCAGTAGACAGTGCATACTGCCATACTTGACCAGTACCAGTACCTATATGATAAAGTTTACTGCCATCAGGTTTTACAAAAATATCAAATCCTGATGACTCGCCTGTACCTCCTAAAAAATTAAGAGCAGTAACACCAGTATCATATGATCCACTAGCCATACTGTAACCTGAAGTTGTACCCGCATCACTATTATACTGCCATGTACCACTGTTATCCCGCACGATAGGACGCACACCAGAGCCTTCCTTGATGACTGACCATGTGGTTCTATCATCTGTAGAGACTGCGTAGTGTACTGTGCCATCACCCGCATCTTGGTCTGCTACCATAGTGTTTATGTCGAGCCATGTAGACGTATCAATCTGACCGCCTGAGTTAGTGGTGGCTATGTGATATTGGGATGTGGGTAGAACAAAACTATTTGAAGATTCAGCATAAAGAGTAGCAACTTCAGAAGCCGACAGGTTCTTATTAAAAATACGAACTTGATCGTAGGTAGAATTTGAAACGTGGCCTCCATATCCTGTGCCAAACAAAATGCCATTTTGTTCGTGGCTATCACTTCTAATTTCTGTTAGTTCTAGCTGTTATTTCCGCTCCATCAACAAACAAAAAAGGGCGCTGACCTGTACCGTTTACTGAGCCACAAACAATGTGATGCCAATTACCATCTGTAACATTTCCTAGCGGTATTGATCCGTAACCACCTTCGTCCCGGCGAAGTATAAAATGAAATTGATTATCACTCTCCCAAGAAATTGTAGTACCATAAGTACTAACATTCTCTTTGAAGTCTACCATTCTATTATTAGCAGAAAGAAAGCCTGTAGTGTGTAATCGGAACCAAAAAGATACAGACCATGTACCGTTGTTAGGTTGGTTGTAGGGAATTGTAAAATCATTTCCCGACCCCGCTGTCCAAGAATGGGTGCCATATTTCTTTACAGTAGATGAAAAAGCCGAACTCCCAGATGCGTTATAACTCCCTCCAGCATCATGCAATGTGTTGTCTAGGGTATGCAAAGAGATGGCGCTAGAATCTGAGAAGACATCAACCGTGCTTAATGTTCCCGCTTGAACAGACCCAGTAAACCCAATTCCATCAGCATCACCCGCTGACTTCAGCCCACGCATAGACCAAGAGCCTGACGCAATAGTGCTAGTGTCAGTAAAGGCTGAACCACCTGTGGTGTCATACGCACCAGCGGTACTTGTTAGTGTGACATCACCGCCGTTGCCGACTATGCGCTTGCCTACGTCTGTAGATGCAAATGAGCCACTGCCTAGAGCTAGGGATGCCGCACCCACACTATACTCATGGAAAAATGGATTTGTTGAAGGGCGATAGACTAACAAAAGATTGCTAGATTCTATTAGATATATTTGCCGTACATAATTTGTAGTTTCAGCTTGAACAGAAAAAGAACCAACTAATGATGATATACTAGTGATGTCATAAGCAGTGCTTAAATTATATTGCAAAATACTGCCAGCACCCTGATCTGGAATAAGTAACTTTGTTCCATCAGAAGATATAAATGGTGAAGTATCTGATACGTTATTAGCTGAAGCAAGAGTAGCGTTGCTTGTAAGGGTTGCACTTGTTAAATCAAAAGCAGTGCTAAGATTATATTGGTGTATGGTATCGTTATCATATCTAATTATATAAATCCTAGTACCATCACCATTAAATGTAAAACCGCCTGGAGCATTTGATGTAGCGGGTGTTACACTTAGCGTTGTAGCCGCACTTCCACCAATAGTGCTTATATCCCAAGCTGTGCTTAGCGCATACTGACGTATCTCTCTAGTAGTAGAATAAGTATACTGAGTAAAAACTTTTGTACCATCATTACTAAAGTGCAAAGACTTAGTATACTGACTCAAAGTTGCTACTTGGCTGTGTGTTGCTGTTGTAATATCAAAAGCCGTAGATAGGTTATACTCTCTTACAGAACCGTTACTTGTGCCTTCTAGAACATAAAGTTTTGTTCCATCGGGCTTAAAAAAGAAACCTCCATCTGAACCAGTAGCTGCGTTTGGAACATCAAGACTTCTAGAAGTATAAGCACCTGATGCAATAGAAAACGTACTACTAGGCGTCAACGTAGTAGCATACGCAGTGTTATGCAGTTCATAGTTAGACGCAGAAGCATTTACATCCCAAGCACCCTTAGAAACAATACCCACTTGCGGCACTTCTTTAGTAGCAGACACTACAGGCGCTGGGCTGATAGCTTGGGCCAGAGTAATGCTTGCAGTCTCACCAGAAGTGAAAGACTTGGTAAGGCTACCAGATGTAACACTGATGTTGTCTAGCTGTGTCTGTAGAGCAGAGGTGACACCATCAAGGTAGCCAATCTCTGTGCTGCTTACGTTGGCTACTACGGCTTGCTTACCATCTAGCTGTGTTTGTACGGATGTATTAATACCAGCCACGTTGTTGAGGTCAGCCGCCGTAGCAGTGAGATCACTGATTTCTGATACACTAATAGCCCCATCTGCAAGGATACCTGTACCTGCGCCAGTGCTGATGAAGTCTGCTAAGTCTCTTGCTTTGGTCATTACGATATACTCCCTTGGGTAATAAGCAACTTCGTAGCTGACAACGCTTTACCTACTTCACGCCCATCTATTACATTTGAAGATATAGTGGCATTATCTTGGAGGTAATGCTTTTTACCTGCACTTAAGTTTGATTGATTTTCACTTATGCCACTTAAAACGGTTATTGTTCCTGTGGCCGAATTAGATATGGCTGATTCTGAGATACCAACCCAATTATTAAAGTTTGTAATTCCAACAGGATTACAAACAGTAGCATTTCCACGGTTACTATTAGCATTATTTATAGACAGAACGACAAGTCTATCTGAGTTAGTATCAATGACAGGTTCATTATACATATGATTTCCGGAGTCTGGAAGAAACGTGACTTCACCTACAAAATCTATAGATGTACCACTTACTTTACCCGCATTAACAGTTCCTTTGTCGCCCTCTCCGTCATCTCTAAAAGTTACAAACGTAGCATCCGCATTGCTATCATAAATAGCCCTGATTTGTGTGGTATTACTTTGATTGAAAATAGATGTTGCACCAAAAGTTATAGACGTACCGCTGACGGTTATGAGTTTAGCTTTGCCTTTATTAGTATCTCGTCCATCTCTAAACGCTACAACTATTTTATTAGCAGTAGAATCAAAGGTGACACCCATCTCTTGATCTGGTTCTTCTGCATTAGTACCCGTCAAACAAAAAGTTGCTGGTGTTCCAAAGGTAAAACCACTTCCACCGTTAGTTCCTACGACTGCCATGCCTCTTCCATTAGCCGATGAAATGCCCCCATCAGTTTTAAAGAAAACTGCTTTATTGGAATTTGTATCGTAAACAACTCTGTTGTTTGCTGACTCAGTGTTGCCAAAAGGCAGAAAGGATTGACCATTTACCACACTAATAGATGTTCCGCTAACCGAGGCTGCAAGGCAACGCATGTAATTGGCGCTATTTGAAAATGTTACAATGATAGTGTTAGTGTCAGGATCAAAAGCTGTATCTACATACCGTGCGGTATAAGCAAACAATGTAACGGTACTACCAAAACTTATGGACGTTCCACTGACTGTACCAACAGATGCTTTAAGGTGATCTGATCCTGCATCATCTTGAAAACAAATAACTACTTTATTGGAATTGGTATCAAACACTGCACTTATATAGTAACCTCTTTTATTAGTATTAGAATCATTAAAATTTACGGCTGTTCCAAAAGTTATAGAAGATCCACTAACACTTCCAACAACCGCCCAGCCTTCGCCGTTACCTGACCTATAAGCCACTACTACTTTATTAGAATTGCTGTCAAAAGTGCCAGTTATCCAATTAATGTCTTGCTCAACCTGTGTTGTGTTTCCAATCGCCTGAGTTGTTGTACTTACAGTTCCATCTGAATTTAAAGACACAAGAGCGCCATTAGCAATAGTACCAGAAGCTACTGCATCAAAGCTACCACCGCCGCCACCAACACCCGCCGTACCCAGCGCAGCTACAGTGGTTGCATCCACAGACGCAATATTAGTAAGCGCCCTGCTATCGTTTATGACGGTTGTGCCGCCTACTTTAATCGCCATCTTCGTATCCTTTACTAGGTGATTGTTGCGTTAGAATTCACGTTGCCTACAACATCGAGGTTGCCAGATGCGTCCAGTTTCATTTTGTTTGAACCGCCTGTAGCGAAGTACAAAGAGCCGCCTGACTCTACGATTGTCCAGTTAGCCCAACCAACAGAGCCGCCGCCTGTCATCTGTAGGTTACCCGTGGTATGAATCCGCACGGCCTCTGTATCAGACCCACTGCTCTCTCTGATTATCGCAAGATTACCACCAGTAGGGCCACTAGCGTGTAGCTTCCAACCATCCCCACCATCAGGTACGTTATTTTGTGTTAGCTTGATCTGAGGTATATCTGTAGCTGGTTGAATTTCTAAGGTGGCATCGTTCATTGCAGTAACACCGATACCAACCCTGCCATTGCTGTCGATACGCATACGTTCTGTAGTTGATACATCAAAAGTAATACGGGGGGATGTGCCTGCACTACCTTCGTCCGCTGCAATATTTACAATACCAGAACCATCTGTAGCTATCTGTGCATACGCATTCGTGTCTGTATCTTTTAGTTTTATTAAAGCAGTAGATGCTGCTACAGTCAGACCCTCGCTAGTGATAGTCCCATTGACGTTCAGATCACCCGTCATAGTATCGCCAGCTACCTCAACGTAACGAGCATCTGCTTGTGTCTTAGTGTATGTATCAGCAACTACGAATGTACCAAAGCCTACAATGTCTACCGTATCGCCTACCGCTGCACCTGATGATAAGACAATAGATGTACCGCTTGTAGCAGTGAAGTCTGTACCATTGATAAGCTTCACGCCGTTGAGGTAAGCATCGACATAGCCGGGGTCATACGTTGCAGCAAAGGCAGTCTGACCAGCGGTAGCAGTGTAAGTGTTACGGTTACTTGTACCATTCACAGAGCTTCCAGCGGCTTGCCAACCAGAGCCACCATAAACGTACATGATGTCAGTGGTAGTATTGAAATACAAAGCACCAGCTATAAGTGCATCACCATCGTTGTCTGTAGCGGGGGCGGAAGACTTAGCGCCCAAGTAACGATCATCGAAGCTATCGTATGATGCGGCGGCAGATGTAGCTGAACTAGCAGCGGAAGTAGCAGAGTTACCTGCATTGGTTTCACTAGTGGCAGCGGCGGTAGCTGAAGCAGCGGCTGCATTGGCATTGGTTTGTGCAGAACTAAGACTGCCAGTAATCGTATCGACGTAGGTTTTTGTCACAGCATCATTTGCAGAGCTTGGTGCGCCCAGACCAGTAATCTTCTGGTTACCCATAGCGATAGCACCAGACATCGTACCACCAGCCTTACCTAAGTAAGTAGTGTCAGAGAATGCTTTTGTGACTGCATCTTGATTGGCAGTCGGGTCACCTAGACCTGTAATCTTGCTAGTACCCATAGCAATAGCACCTGTCATAGTGCCGCCAGCCAGAGGTAACTTAGTAGCAATGCTGGTTGTTATTGTATTGGCGAAATCTGAATCATCCCCCAGCGCAGCCGCTAACTCATTCAACGTATCTAATGTACCGGGGGCGCTATCTACTAAATTAGACACCGCCGTATCAACGTCTACTTTTCGGGCTGCGTCATTTGCATTTACAGGTGCTGAAAGGTTTGTGATGGTAGCAGTCGTACCAGCATTCATATTCAGAGTGCCGTTGATAGTCACATCTGTGAATGAGGAAGTGCCAGAAGAGGCTGTTACATTACCCGCTAAGTTGCCTGTTACATTACCTGCTACGTTACCAGTGACATTACCTGCTACAGTGCCTGTAAGCGGCCCTACAAGGCTTGTACCTGTAATTGTAGTACCTGTTACGGCTGCGGGAGTTGTTGCGCCAACAATTGTACCGTCAATGTTACCACCATTAATATCTACCGTAGCAAGAGTGGCCTGACCAGACGTACTCACAGTGGTAAAGCTACCCGCCGCCGCAGTCGATGCGCCAATTACTGTAGCATCAATATTGCCGCCGTTTACGTCTACAGTCGCAAGCGTAGCAAGCCCAGTAGATGTGATCGTAGTACCTGTAATAGACGCAGGGGTAGAAGCTCCAATAGTAGTGCCATCAATAGCACCGCCGTTAATATCTACTGTGGTTAGTGTTGTCGTTCCTGTAGCAGAAAGAGTAGTGAAGCTACCTGCAACAGCGGTGGTATTACCAATTACAGTATTATCTATTACCCCAGAATTAAGATCTACGGATGTAATAGTCGTAGTTCCAGTAGCAGCTAAATTAGCGAACCCTGCATCGCCCGTTACGTTAAGTGTACCGCCAACAGCCACGTTTGTAGCCGCCGCAATTCCCCCACTGAGAAACAAGTCCTGAAAACGAGTAGAAGTATTACCCAGATCGATAGTGTCATTAGCAACAGGTAGTATTGCATTACCGTTAGATACTTTTACTAACTCTTCCCATACCGCTGCGTTAGCAGAGTTAACGATACAGATATAGGTGCGGCCTGTTGTAGTATTCTGCCACATGGAGCCTACTACATAGCCCTGAGAGCTATCGTTGGTGGCTATAGGTGCGGCTGTGGCGTCCATTTTATTTAGACCGCCTACACCGCCATTTACGGCTGGCAAATACCCAGAAACGGATGTCGCCAAAGGTATCTTAGGAGCATCACCTGTAGCGCCAGTATGTCCATGACCAGTTGTGCCGTGAAATGCGTCAGCTACCTGATTAAACTCAGAATTAAGGGGAGGTGCAGTAATAGGCGACCCATTAATTATAGTGCCTGTGGACTGCCGTGTATAACCTGCCATAGTCTATCTTCTCCCTGCCGCAGTAAATTCAAAGACCATACCTTGGATGCTAAATGACTCTGTCTGACCTACCGTCACAAAAGTCGCCTGTGCAGAAAATCCTGATCCCTGAATGTCACTGGTCATAATTGGTTTAGATGAGCCGCCATACAGTACGTTTGTGGCAGCATAATTAATGTTCCTACCATCGTATTGGGTAGGCGCTCCTGAAGATGTCTGTGAGTATGTGGATGGCGTTGAAACAGCCCCATCACCCCAATCGTAGGTCATGGAAAGTAACATTTCTAACGGGCCTTCTGCCCGAATGAATGTATTTATCTTTCGCATTATTTTGCGTTGTTCTGTCTCGCCAAAATCTAAATAAGGTGTAGCGTAAATACTTACGATATCTTCACCATTAAAGCTTATGCCGTCTTCTTGCTTGTATACTTTGCCGTCATAATCACCGTGCAATACGAACTCTGCGGTTCCAATGTATCCGCTAGTACAGCACGAAGCTCGAATACCTAAAAGTTCCCCAAACTCCCAGCCAATCGAACCAGAGCTATTAGTTAAGCCGCCAATAATACCAAGACTATCGGCTGCTTCTGTAGTGTTATCACCGATAAAATACCTGACTTGAGACTTCGACCTAATGACAACGCCATTCAGTGCGGTCATGTCTTCGTTCTTAATAATATCGACTAGGGTGGCCTGTATTGGTTTACTTAATGTTTCAAGCTCCACATCGCCTATTCGAGAAGTTGAGGCGCAAGGTCTGAAGCCATCAGGTGCGAGGAACATTAGATCCCCGCCAATTTCCAATACGCTGTCCCTTGCCACGCAGCCTACGTTTGCGGTGACCTGTGCTAGAGTAAAGTTACCAGAGCCATCTACCCCAATCTTTTTGATTGAGTTGCCGCCGAAGACGAATAAGTCATCCCGAAACGGTTTAATCTGTACTACATCAAAGCCAGAAGCCAGTTGTCCCGCACCCGCTGACGTAGTCCAAGTATACGGATCATTAGGTGCGCTATGTGCTACTGCCGCTGCGGTAGCTTCATGGCCTGACAAGAACACATGGTTCTCAAAGACATCTACCAAAGCAGGGGCATTCAGCGCCTGTGGGCCACCCGCAGTATTGTTTGCCGCATCGTATCCACCAGCGTGGGACGACTTAATCTCTTTCCAGTTGGCTCCGTTAAATACTATGGCGGGATTTACGCCGTCTACGAAGACGATGTGGTTACCTGTGCCAAAGTTAAAAGTAGCGTGGCGCAGCTTATCTACAGTCAGACCGTTCAGGGTCATCGGGCGAGATACTGCGTGATCTAGTGTGTACTTCCGCCAGCCAATTGATGCGGTGTAAAAGTAGAAGCTGTAAGTATTAGCTCCTGCATCCTGACGGGCGGCGATGATCTTAGTGGTATTCGTTACGTCTTCTTTAAAGATAGCCAGACCTAAGACCTTGCCCTGTCCTGTGGTCTGTCCATCAACCGTCACTTCGCCGTAGTCACTATCGAATTGTGAGTATCCTTCAATACGACGATAGCCCCCAAAGAGGCCAGGTTCGTAGTTAACAAGTCGTGTAGCTGATCCTGGTCTATTGTCCGAAAGATCTAGATGATTTTCGTTACTATTCAGACCACCACTACAAACTAGTTTGAAGGATTGGATTTGATCAGGCATCTAGAATTTAATCCTAGTGTCTCTGATTGAGACATTGTTATTTATAAATAGTGTTTGCAGATCCTTAACGCCCTTCTCAAAGGCTATAAAAGCGACCTGGGCGGATTCCACGTTGTCTTTAAACATATATAAATGGTACAGCGCCCCATCGATCAGGACGGTATCATAGCTTTCTGGAATACGGGTGACATCTGTTGCATTCGTGATGTCCGTGTAGTTCATAAAGTATCGAAACTTTATAGTGTATGCCTTGTTTGGGGAAGGACTCACGCCATATCCATTGCCGTGGCTTGGGAATACAAACTCTGGGATATCCCTACCTTCTGAACCAGCGGTATAGTCGGCGTCACGGTATGTAGAGTACCATTCATCCTGCTCTATAAATTTAAGAGTTTTAAAACCTGCACCTAGATTATCGTCTGCTTGGATTTGAAAACTATTCCAATCCGCTATTTTAAAATACTGAGGCCAAGTATATTCTGTTTGCCCTACAACTAAAGTATCCGTTTCTTCCGCAGCATTAAAAGGCCAACCAAACTCTGCCTGATTGATCTTAGCTACCGCTGCTTTAACGGCGTCTTTAACAAGTGCCTGAACGCCACGGACTGACCTAAAGTCAGCTTCCGCAATCTCCACCTCATTTAAGCGGCGAAGGGTTTGGTTACAAAGATCGATATAAGTAGTGGGCATAAGTTAACCTTAATAAAGTGAGAGGCAGGTACTTGACCTGCCCCCCTAAGTAAGTTTATGCTAGGTTATAGTTAGCAGTGAACAACGCCTCTGGGCGAAGAACTTTTCTGCCATATAGTTGCATACCCCGAACAATATCACTAAATGTAGTAGGAGAACGGAATGTCTCCACTTTAGCGATCTGGTCGGCTACTGCTACCGCACTATCGTGACCTGCAACCATCACAGAGAAGTTAGTCTCTGATCCCTGTTGAAAGGGCTGTACCGAGGTTGCCAACGTAAGGCAGATTGTTCGACACATAGACAGTAAAGTTACGGATCTTAGCTGGAAGCTTGCCGTTACGGATTTCATCCGAACCACCGAAATCAGCATTTATGAGCTTGCTCGATTCGTCGAGGAGGATTTCTGCTACTAGGGGTGAGATTACGATATAACGCCCGTCTGTAGCTACATTGGCCTCATCCATCTTACGGTTGATGCGGTTCATAACAGCTAATGGTGAAGTAATACCACCTGCTCCACCGCCAGCGGCAAGTGGAATAGATGTCACTTCGCCAGCAACGCCCAAGTCAGAACCACCAAAATCAGTGATGTCTAGCTTGTTAGCCGCAAGCAATTCATCTGTACCTGCGGCAGTATTAGCTACAGAACCAGATGTAGTTGTGTTCCGTGCCCACGAACCTGGTGTTTTCCAACCAGACATGTAACCAAGAACTTCCGCATCGAATGCGTCACGAAGATCATAGCCAGCACGATCACATGCTAAGTCCATGAAATTAATATGCGAATGCGCCTGTTCGATATCTGCCAAAGTGAATTGGAAGTAGTTGGCTTTATCTACAACCATCGTGAAATCGGTATCTGTAAGATCCTGTGTTGCCAGCGCAGTACCACGCTCAAGAGCGTTGATAGTGATCGAAGGCTCACGGATAATTTTCACTGAGTCACCGTGTGAGGCAATCTCACCGCTGTAATCAGTATTAGTTACAGCTTCCACCACTGAACTCTTGCGGAAAGCAAGCTGGGCTTTTTTGCTGTAAAGGATCGGCGAGAAGCCGCCTGTGTTCAGGTTGGTATAACCTGATGCTTTTGCGAATGCCATTAGATGTACTCCTTTTGGAATGGCAGGGCGAAACGCCCGAACAAACCCCGAAGAGGACAATTTGGTGGCAGTGATATATGAGGGTGCGATTGCCTGATTAGTTGCAGCTAACAAGCAGACGGGCCTCACCACACTGGTGGACTAAACGTCAGAATTCTTGGGAATAGGCAGAACTAGAGGTAGACCGTGTGGTGGCTCTATTCTGTGATTTGAGAGATCAACTCTCAGAAGATATGTCTACTTACAAACGTATCTTCAAAGAGTTGTGGGTAGCAGTTATTGTCCTGCTACTCACGTTTATTATAGCACTTAACTATTTACATTGCAAGCTATCTAGCTGCGCCTGTTAAATCATAGTTAAAGCTTCCTGTACGAACCGCTTCTTTAATAGCCTCTTCGTTTTTAGAAAACTCTGAGTCTGTCATGGACTCAATTTGACTTTCAGAAAATGCAGCACGTTGGTTGGTACTAGGTGTAGAACTAGAGGTACGTCCTACTGCCTGTGCAGCCGACCTGCTCTTAGTCTTACGCTTGCCTGTATCGGCTTTATATAAGTCAATAGCACGGGCTGCTTCATTTGCATTGGTGTTATTCTTATATAAGGCATCCTGAATATACTTTGGCTGCATAGAAACCCATTCATGGAAGGACGGGTCTTGCCTAATCTGATTAAAGTCTGGATGAAGCTGTACAAGCTGTTGCTCTGCTTCTTTTCGGGTGAGTTTAGTTTCAAGCTGTCGTAATCCAGCCATCCGCTTCTCGCCTTCAGCCAGTGCCTCTCCTGCACGTTTCCTAGCAATCGTGTCCACGATCTTGGCAACATCTGGGTACTTCTTAGACCACTGATCAATCTCTTCATCCGTCTTAGGGAATCGGATCTGGCCCTTTGCCGCTTTTTCAAGCTGCGCCTTCATCTGTGCAACTTCTTGATCTTTCTGTTGCAAGAGTTGATGAGAGTGCCGACGAAGATCACCATACCGTTTTTTGTAGGTAGCATCTTCAGCGTCAGTTGGCTCTGGGCCACCTGCTTGTGCTTGTTGCTGTTGTGCCAATTCTTCCGAATATGTAAGACCGTTATCGTCTTCTTCTACACGTCTATATTTTGCCATTTTTGCCTCATTGGGGGCCGCTCTTTGGCGGGTAGCCCGTTAGGACATGATCACCATTTTTTGTTTTTTGATCATGCCTGGTAGTTTGGATGTAGTGGGGTAGACCTCCTCGACTTCCTCATCATCATCCATCATGTCATCCACCTCTACGGCGGCGACTTCGATATCGACATCCTCTTCAGGAATATCGTCTTCTGCCTCAGTAACCTCTTCAGGTTCTTCAGCTTCCTCTTCACCTGCGTATTGAATAAGCCCCATATCAAACATGCCCATGAGGCCCATTTCAGCCTCTGCTTGCATATCCATGATATGTTTAAGTCCATGCCATTTGACCACGTTAGCGGGTAGAACGTATTCACCTTCGCTAATCATTGCTTCGATATCATCCCGTACATTCTCTGCGCTGGAACCAACGGGAATAGGGTTACCTGATACGGGGTCTGACATCATGCCGCCGCAGGAACCATCACAGTCACCGCCGCAGTCGCATGGCATCCCGCCGTGATACATCTGCATCTTTTCATCGTTCTCTGGATCATCCACGTTAGCTTTCTGAACAGCCTCTCCACGGGCTTCTTCGTAGTCACTAAGCTTACCGTCTTTATCCAAGTCGGCTTTTTTCTGATCTAGTTGAAATCTATTATTAGCCATATCCAAAGCCTTCCTGTGTGGTGATGCCTTTTTGAGAGGTGGCAAGACCACCAAGTGCATACTCTGGGGCATCGCCACCAAAGAAACCTACTACGTCATCTTTAATGTCCCCGGCATGAAACATTGCGTCTTTAATTCTGTCTTTAACGGTAATGTCTGAGCCGTCTTGCGGTGAGTACATATCGCTCTGGCCCGTGTAGAACTGTTGCTCTGTGAGGTCGGTGTTAAAGAGGTTTTGGGAGCGCCACTTGGAATACGCTGTAGCCGTAGGCTCATCTTCAAACATGGGCAGCTTCTCGCCCGTGTACATATCATAGGGGCCATTTTCATCATAATAGTCAAAGAGTTGTTTTAAGTCGTAAGGCTTGCCGTTAGCCATTATTCTGCACCCTTAATCATTTCATCCCGCAACGTCTTAAATCGACGTAGTTCAGCAATAGCGCCCTGTATCTCCAAGACACGCTGATGATCCTTGGTGTTTTCCAGTTGCTGGTGATAAGCTGCTATCCGCACAGAGACATACTCATGCAACAAATCCATGTAGGTGGGAGTGTTCACCAACAGGAGCATTGATTTGCAGAACTGCTTATCCATTACTGTACAGGCCCCTGTGGTGCTGCGTTAGGCGGTGCTGCTTGCTGTCCACCATTTGCTCCACCACCTTCACCTGTGAAGCCTTCTGCTCCTGGCTCTGGGGATGCTCCTGGGGCTATGTTACCGCCGCCTGTACCTGTGGGATCTTCTGGGTTAGGTGGGCCACCTTCTGCGGGTGCTGGCGGGCCTTCAGGCTGTGGCATCATCGCTTGGATCTCTGCCATCATCTTAGCCTGTATAATGGCCTCACGTTGATCGTTCAGGATCTTGTCTTCGTCCAAGATCCATCGACGCTGCCAACTCACGCAGAACGTAGTCGTATTTAACAAATGGAGCCATCTGTTGGTTCTGCGTCATCTGCATAAACTGTAGCAGACGCTGACTGCGGATTTCATTACGCATCAGGCTTTCCGTACCTTTTGCTATAACTTCCAGATCTCCGACAAATTCCTTACTAAAATTAAATTGCATGTTAAAACTGAATAACGCCTTACCTAACGGAGAAAGTAAGTAGTCATCGATGTTTCGCACCACTGCTTTGATGTTAGCCTGTGCTGCACCCATCAGCATACTCATACCAGAAGCTGTACGGCCTACGCCCATCACTCCTGTAGTACCGTGAGAGTAACTACGGGATACCTGTAGCCTCATCAGCAAGCTGACGTGACTTATCAAACATCATCATTAGTTCTTGGCTGACGTTAGGGAACTTGGTTCCGAAGATGGCCTGTCCTGGTGCGCCCGCTTGGCGTCTAAACACCTTGCCAGGGTACACGCTTAGATCCTGCCCAGGAACCAAATTTGTTTCGTCAATTTCAATCAGAAGGTTACCTGATAGCGCACCGTTATCTATCGCCATCCTGTAAAAACCGTTCATTAACAATTGGGTATCTTCCATATTCTCTGCAACACCAATTCCGAAGAATGAGTATGGATTCAACTCATACGGTACTGCGTGATAGGGAATACGGCTTGGTGTGAACGGATTTAGCACTAAACGCAGGATTTGACCGTTACAGACCCATATATTGACCTGTATTTCGTCCTGATCCTCATATTCTTCTGGAATATCTAAATCAGCCTCTTCAGCCAATTCAGCGTCCATAATACCCCAATATTCTAATACTTCGTAGCGATCTATCTGATCTGAACTAGCATTATCCTCTAATGCATCTTCCCAGTACTCTCTGGTGTAGCTGGGGCCATAATCAATGGCTAATTCAATGCTTTCTTCCCGAAAATGTGGACGTTTCTTCAATCCACGCATCTGTGAACGGTTTAAACGATGACGTTGTACCGTATACTCAGCTTCTGCCATGTTTCTGGCGTCTGGATCAGGAAAGAAATCCCAAATACTAACAAATTCTACTTTTGGGATGGTTTCAAAGAGAGGATCGTAATCACCCTCTTCAGTCCACCGTGGATATTCCTTATCGTGGGCAAAAGGGCCTTTAATTAGGCCATGACCCAGCAATGCACACTCAAATGCCATAGAACGTAAGTGCTTAGACGCCTGAGATTCCTCAAGCTGGTCATGCATACGCTTTTCCATCTTCTGAGCGGCAACTTTAGCAGGTTCAAACGTAATAGAACCAGGATTTGTACCTGCACCCGCCTCAAGTTCGTCTTCGATAGGTTTAACTTCTCTGAGTACACACCTAACTCTTTGGCAATCTCAGGACGCACGATATTACGAGGTACTTGGTAGTCTACGCCTACTTTATCTTTAACTTTTTCCGTTGTCAGGGAGTTAGGATCAAAATGTACAGCATCAGCCACGTTATTTGGGAATTTACGCTGCTCAATACCTAATGGATACTTACCTCCAGCAAAAAGTACGTCCACAACCTGTGCGTATGCGGCTAATACCTTAGTTTTTGTGATTTTAATAAATGCTTGGGACTTCTCAGTGTCAGTAAACTGTACATCTGCCCCGTATATACCACGGTAATTGCGGTATGCGGTCAGCCATCGGTCTTCGTCAGTGCGTCGATGGTCTTTTGACCTGCGAAACTGCCCGTCGATAAACGAAACAACCCCAGAATACTCTGTATTCTCCTGCTCTACGTCACCATCTTCTTCTAAAGCCACTACACGATCTGTTTCGGTAGCGTCTTCCATGTTAGAATTTTCTGGTCTGTCCATTAAAGCCATATTTTAGTATCCAAATGCTGAATCTGATGGTCTGTAAGTGCGTTCAGGTACGCCTCTACCCATATCGAAAGGTGAAAATGCCCTAGGTCGGCTCATTATTCCGTAGCGAACACTATCGTAGGCATGGTCGGTGGCGTATCTAGGATCGATGTCATCGCTACCCTTGGGATCAGATGGTATCGAAGGAAGATCCGCTATAATCTGTCGGCAAGTATCAAAGAAAACTATGCCAGGTTGCTCTGTAACTTCGTCCACTTTTAAGCGTTGGTGGAATTGGTTCTTTCCAGCTACCCTTGCTCCAGAGGATCTATCGCTAGGACGCCAGCGGCATCCCATGTTAATCATTTCCTCTGCAATGGAAGGGCCTATCTGCCCTCGGTTGTGCCAGCACGAGCTATCCAACACACCGTAGTTAATCCTGTCGCCTATCTCGGCTTCCATAACAGCGACTGCTAAGTCTTTGCCCGTATGCTTACTGAGATATAGCTCCCGATAAACGATCAGAGTTTCATAGGCAGGGTCTATTGCGAACCAGTGTACTGCACTCCACGAACTATATCCGTAATCCGCTGATCTAAATCTTACCCACTCATCAGGTATATCGAAGGGTTCTACGACATGAACTGACTGTTTAAACTCAGGGAACGCAGCACCATCTGCTACTGCCCAATCGCCTTCTAATAATTGCCGCCTTTGGTTCTCTGGTAGAGATAAAAGGTTGGCTTCATACGCACCGTCTTCTGTTAGGTACGGATTGTCGTATAGGCTTGCAGGAATAAACTTTCGATAAAATAATGGTTCACCAGCTTTTTCGTGTGTATCTGGGTACACAAGTGGTTTGCCTGTTTCGAGATCTTGCGCCACAAACTTTTTGTTCGCAGGGGCAGGATCAATAAACATCTTCTTGACCCATTGATGCCCAGGTCCACCTGGGTTTGTTGTTGCCCGCATATAAGTGGGCAGGTCAGGGTCTGTGGTCCGTAAGCGAGATCTTAGATAATTGAACGAATATGGTGTGGAATATTGGGTTAGTTCGTCTACCGCAATATAGGAGAAGGACTGCCCTTGGTAACGCATAACATCTTCGTCACGCTCAAGATATGTCATCCATAGTCTTGCTCCGCTAGGGAACGTCCACTGGCTCTTCTTCTCCTGCCATTTCGCTCCTGGGTACGCTTTCGGGTATAGTTCTTGTGATTTAAAAACCAACTCACGCAGTTCGTCGTTTGTACGGCGAAGGATGAGTCCACTGAATGCAGGATTTGAAAAATAGCGCAGGGGATCTGCGAGTAGAGCAAAACTTTTTCCTCCTCCCGCTGCGCCTCCGAATAACACTTCTCTTTCTGGTGCTGCAAGGAAGTCTGTCTGCGGCCCTGGATTGGGTGCGAATACGACTTCTTGGGTTTGTTTTTGTGAGGCAATGGAGCCAAAATCGAGTGTTTCAGATGCTGTTTTCTCTTCATCCGTACCTTCAAGTTTAGCCAGCTTCTTTTCGGTCATTGTCAGAACACGCTTGGCATCTGACTTCTTCCGCTTAACCGCAGCTAATGTCTTCTCTTCATGCGTCTTAGGGCGGGTCTTTCTACGCTTTTTAGCTAAAGACTTCTGACGCTTTGAATTAGGTCTACGCTCTTTCCAGATGTTGATAATGCCTTGATGGCTTATCTTCACACCTGTCTTCTCTGTTAACCAATCAGATACCCTGCGACTTGAGTGACCTTCCTCTAAACCATCTAGGGCTTCTTCTACCCACTTAACCATTTCTGGATCAGGAATAGCTAATAGAGGATCATCAGGGCTTTCTTTGTAGGCATAGGGAAGTTTGGCGGTAACATTTATACGTTGTTTATTCTGCCACATCCTGCTTTGGCGGTAAGATAAACATGCCGCCACCTGTGTTACTTACTTCGATTTGTTCTTTCTTCACCAAGCCAGATCGATCTAATACTTCCCGTGCCGCTGAAATAGCGTTCCTTGCCCCCAGGGAACTAGGATCTTCTAGTACGTTAATAATTCCATACGCCGCTTTAGGGGCATTCATAGCCAACATCAGGGAGGCACGTTCTACAATCTCATCTTTCAGGGGGTTAACCACGTCAGATAGCCGGGTAGTAGAAGCGTAACCTGCAATGTTCATGGCAGCACGGATATTGCCCTGGGCCTCGCCCATAAGACAATCTAGGAAAGCTTGCTGCTTTTCTGAATATTCTTTCTCTATGCTGCTCATCCCATTGTCCTCATGTATACGAACCCAGCACCGATAGATGCTGTAAACACTATCCACCAAATCCGTTCAAAGAATTGAAGCTTATGGCCTCTAGACGAAGTGATCTGGTCTAGCTTAACAATACGGTCCCACATAGCTTTCTGTTGATCGTCGATATTGTCCATACGCTTAAACACAGTAATCATACGCTCCTCCATTCGGGCGAGAGTAATGACTGCATTTGAGAGTGCGTCCAATTTGTCCTCAATTCTAGTGAGGCGATCTTCGCTCATGCTTTCTTCCTCTTAGGTTTCCAATTTACCTTCTTGGAAGAAGTTTTCTTCTTAGTGGCGGCTTTACCCGCCTTGGTTTTACATTGAGCCATAGTGGGCCTACAGGCGGGGTAGGAACCACCACTCTTCTTAGACTTACGCCCACATGGGCCACCTGTCTTACAGTTAACCCAGCCCTTACCGCCGTTCTGTCCGAACCACTTCTTTAGGCCGCTGCCGGTGCTACTTTTTTTTGCTGCCACTTTTCTTACCGCCTATGTTGTAATTCTTAGCGCCAACCTTCCGACACTTAACCATATGACCGCTGCGGTATGCTGAGTTTTGCGGCATCGCCCTCGTTACTTTCTGGTAACAAGCATCTTTCTTGGTTTTCTTTTTCTTAGCAGCCATCAGATCACCAATTCTTACATGACCAGTAACGGGCCGTTAGTTTAGATTTAGCCGTGTCGCACTTATGTCTGGCACGGAATGACTTACGGCGTTTAGGATTGCTCTTCTTAATTTTCATCTCAGAGTCGCCATATCTGACGATCTTTTCCTTGCCATCTTCGCAAGCCTTAACAACAAACTTCTTAGGCCCATCTGGTGTGCGGCGGGGCTTGTTGCACTTCATCTTAGATTTATCGATCTTTGCCATGCTGACTTCACATCTTATAAGAATATAAAAAAGGTAAGCGCCGCCTACCGCCATGCCGAAAATAAGAATAACCCCGGCGAAAATAGAGATAGCTTCTATTAGCTCTTCTCTTTCCTTCTGCCGCTGCTCTCTCAGCCGCTTTACGAGCTTTACGAGCCTGTCCCTGGTATTCTACCCAACTATCGTACAATCCAGGGCGTCCGTAGAGCCGCATATGACTTTCAAGCTGGCGGCGTTGTTCTTTAATCTGATCTAGGGCTAGGAAGCTTTCAAAGTCGGCTGTATCTTTGCCCATGACCTTTTTAAATATAGACTTCTTATCACTCTCAGCTTTGTCTTTAAGACTGTCTTCTGCGCTTAAAAAATCACTGATAGATTTACCGCACTGAGCTAATTCTCTACCATTCTGTACCGCGTGATTTAATTACCCGAAGGCAGCATTAGCCATCGCAATTTCTGCAAGCATTACCCCCTCCCCGAAGTATGCTAGATGTTTTGCCCCTTTATTTTAAAACAGTAGGGCTTGGTCACCATTTGCAGTCTATTCGCTGCGTATTTAGCGATCTTTAACATTTCTCCTGCACACTCGTTTCGAGTGGAGTAGAAAGTATTGGGCTTCATCTGTACGTCACAACTCGAAACATCGGTCACGGACATACAGAGAAGTAATACCCCAACAAACATTATTTCTTCTTTTTAGAAGCCATGCCGCCGTAGCTGTAGCCAGGCTTCTTCTTCATAGCCATGCCACCGCCCATCATCTTAACTTTGGCTGACTTGCCCGCAGGGGGATTAGACGCACCACACTTTGCTTTAGTCATCTTCATGTTTTATTTCCCTATCAATATAATGATCTGCTTCTTCAACTGTCGTTGAGGCTTCATCGAACCCATAGAATTCATCGTAGCCACGAAATATAAGGTTCTCATCTTGTGCTTGGCGGGTAGAGATTAAACCTTCCTCTAGAAGATAATCCCTGACCTGCTCTAAACTAAGCTTCCTGCCTGTGGCCTGAAGAATAGCTGCACGAATGTATATGAGATTTACCAAGGGCTTCCTTACTAGGAACTAACCCAATGCTTGTATTGTAGCATTAGTTACATCCTATAGTCAATACCATAGTAAATAAATTAGCTATGGTGCATTTTTAGGGTAGACAGTTCTGAAAATGTTGGTATACTAAAGTAGTTACGCCCAGGGTTATATATATAACAACCTATCGTTATACTTCATTCACCCGATTTCGGATCTCACCTCTAGTGATACCCATATCCTTCAGTTGTTTATCCGACATGTTCTGTAAGATCCAATAATCAGCACGTCTTTGTTGATTACGTTGAATAGACTTCCAGACACCATTCAAGCTGCTAAACACATAGTTCATAATATTCTCCATAGTTAAGTGTTTTGGTAACTATATTATACCAAACCATAACTATGGTTACCTCTATGGATTCCGAATACCCGTTATGCAGTCCGTAGCCTCTTCAACAGACATCTTAAACCATTCACCTCTACGATCAGAGGCTACAGTATCTAACCGCTTATGCGCCTTAGATTCATCCTTACGTCTATCATCAGATGATATCGCACAATGCAGTACATAATCCCTAAGAGGACTAGAAGTCTGATAACTACTACAGCGATCATCAGCATCTATAGCCATACCTACCTTAACCCAATCAGGCCAAGCAGGATTAGAGATTACATAAACGTAACCTTCCTTCGTAGACGATAAGTTCTTAAAGCTAGAGAATGCAGCATCATTAAAACTCTTATAACGACCAGGCTTATGAAGAGGGTGAGACTGAGGAATATACTTACATCCACAAACATGCGGGTGGTATTTTTCTTAGTATGGGTATCTAATCTTTGCCTGTAACCAGAAGGGCTATAGTACCACAGTTCCCCGTCAATCTCTCTGACCTCAGTCATCAGTGACGTTAAAGAGATCCTCTACAGCCGATATGCTGTCTTCCATATTACGGGCTACTTCTCGTAGCTTCTCGCCCTGCCTCACTAACTCATGCGCCACAACATAAAGCTGCGTATAATCACCGCTATCAACTAGGAAATCTTTTACCGCATCTGTAACGCCAGATAACTCTACCCTAGCCTCATGCGGTTCCTCATCGTCACCTACATAAATTAACGCTACCAGGTAACAAATCCCGTGGTCATTAACCTCAATATCAATGTCCACGTTGGTTCCAACCGTTAAGGTCAGATCTGTGCTGTATTCACTCATACATAATCCACAAATCAAAAACAGGTTTCCCTGTACTGTGGATATTAACTAAGTACCATAACTAGAGTCAATAGTAACTTTGCAAAGTTTACATTTACCCGCTGCTAAGTTTTGCTAACTATTGTACGATGTTGACGGTTTCCAATCCTAGGACCCGCAATGCCGGGCCTGGTTTACGGTTACGATTTCCTGAAAATAGGTAGGGTTTGTATACGGTACGGGTACACCCCCCCCCTGGCACTCGCCCCCCTCAAAGAAAATAAAACCTAACAAATAAAATATAACAATAACAAGCAATTGCCCGGGTATTTAGTAGGGATTTAACATGCTGCAACCTTTTAGGTCGTGGGTTTACCCGGAAAAATAAACAATATTAAGGGGCTAGGGTTTCAATTGGTTGCGGTAATTGGTCGAAGGGTTAAAGCCCTGGAAAAATGCACCAGGAAAACGCCCGGGAATTCTGTTGATAGTTTTTAAAGGGCAGAGGGAAGGGCTTGGCGGT